ATTGATGTGTGGCAGGGCGGAGACGCTGTTCGGATCATGACGGAGCGCGGGACAAAGCGCTGGTTGCATCCGACTGATATTTTTGAGGTTGAATGATCGAACAACGTATTAGTATCAACTCAGTTGCGGATAACACCGGAAATTCCGCGTACCACGTAACTGGAAGAAGAAAGGGAAACGAAATAAGCGACGAAACGCAAGAAATGCGATCCGGACAATTCTGGATTCGCGGAACGGTTGAAGATTACGCGGAAATCACACGCGGAAAGTATACGGCAAAGTATCTGAGGGTATTCGTTCCAAACGAGCGAAACCCAAGGTTTCCAGACACTTTCTTTGTAAAGGTTCTTGACAAAGCGGCTGAAAAGCTTACGGCGAAAGTTGGCGACGAAGTAGAGGTTACGTGCTATGTTTCAAGTCGATTGAACAATGCAAACGACGGAGCATGGCTGGATTGCACGCTGGCATATTGCAAGGTATTGAAAGCTGGTGCGCAAACGGAATCGGGCACGCATGAGACCGAGTTGCAACCGGTTGACGATCACACGCCTTTTTAACGATCACAAAAAACCAAAGGAGCACAATGAAACCGGAATCAATGAGAATCGCAATCGACAAAATCAAGGCTGACGTTTGCGCTTTGATCGAGGAAAAGGCCGAAACAATCATGCGCGACATGGGTGATAGTTTCGTGCAACAGGTGGCGGAAGATGAGGATAAGAAGCTCAAGTTTTCGGTGAGCATCAAGGCTGATATTCTTCCGATTGACAACAAGGTTGCGGCGAAAATCACATGGGGTATCAAGAAGACGGCGACGGCTGAATCACAGATTAACGAGTAAATGATAAACATGAGCGAAGACAACAAACGCAAGCCGCGTGACGGTAGCGGAAAGACACGGTTTAACCGTGAAAAGAGCAAGGGTGAGTCTTGGACGGACTTACGTCAAAAGGCAATTGAAGCTGGAACGTTCAAACCTCGTGTGAAGTAAGTAGAAACAACCGCGCCAGTCCGATTAACGTTGGCTGGCGCGTATAACACAAAATGAAAAAACATCCAAACCGCAAGCCATATACGCCTGATAGTCAAATCAAAAACTGTCTACGTAAGCTATGGCTTTGGTCAAGAGAGAGAAACTCGGCTGTCAAGGCTGTTGGAAACACATGTTGTAAATGCGGTAGAAAGGGCTCTCAGGCAAAAGGCAAAGAAGTAACGATTGAAGTACACCACATTAACGGGATTGATTGGAGCGGTATTTGCGCATTGATTCGCGACAGGCTCTTACAGACACCTGATAAGCTGGTTTGCATGTGTAAGGAATGCCACTCGAAAGAGCATGAAGAAAGAAAGGAAACTGAATGAAAATTACGATGACTGAATACGACGGCTGTTTTGCGTTCGACATGGTTGCTGAAACCGTAACTGACGCTACTTTGTTGGCGCGCTTTTCTATGAACATAACAAATGTTATTGTTTCTGCTAGTTCAATAGCTGATAGAGATGGTACTTTTAGAGGATACCTTGTTGCAAAGAAACGTCGTAACCCTAGAATCAGTATTGCGAGGGCAAAATGAAAGTTGACGTTATCACAGTGGCAGAAGCCACGTTCAAATCTCGCTGGCGCTGGTGGTCAAACTGGATCGACGTGGCTATGTTCGACTACAAATACGAAACGTTCCTCATTCAGATGCGTGTGAGCCGCACGAACGCAAAAGCGTTCCGGTCAGTATGCGTAACGGGCGACTTTTTCTACAGGCAAGTTACAACGACAACGGTCGGCGACCTCACGCAGATGAAAGGAAACGCATGAACACGAGCGACAAACAACAGTATCCTCGCCGTGGGCAACTGAGCGAAGACGGTAAGCTTTACACGCACATGGACGGAAGTGTATATGAGAAGGTTTCGGAAAGTCATGTGTGTAGTGTTGCAGACTGTAAAAAATGCTCAAACGTTCCTTTCTATTGCATGCGCTGGTCACGCATTGAAGTCGCGTACGTGCAAACGGAAGAAGAGCGCGACGCTTGCGACATGGCGCGAAATATGATCGAACAGTGTAGTTATTTTCGAGGATTGGCAATACCAGCGCACAGTCGGCAATCTTGTGGACGTTGTTCATATCTATCAAACAAGGTTTGTCCGGCCCGCGAATACCTAGCCAAGCACGGTTGCTCCGACGCATGGGAGGTTAAGCAATGATCGACACAATCACAGACATCGTTAACAGGCATATGGCGAGGCTTCTCACAAACCTTGAAGACGCGCATTGTCCAGACGTGTATCTGCGGGCTGTAAAGTCTGAAATGCAATGGCTCAGAAAAGACTTGCAAGACGCTGTTGACGCGAAGGCACAAAGGTGATAATATGCTTGTGTCCGATTGGTTCGGATATGGAGTAACTACCATGCGTAAAAACAAAACACTTTGCCGAATAGCCTTTGAACGTGTCTGCTTTGTTGCAGGCTTTAGTTACCGTTCAAAGGCTTTCGGTTTTTTGCTTTCGGCATGTGTAATCGCTTGTCAGCAATTGGAAGGACAAGCATGAAATACTACACAGTCACAAACTGGTCTAATTTTCAGCATTACAGGGACAGAAATCCGCCTTGGATCAAGCTTCATTACGAGCTTCTTTCTAGCCGTGATTGGGTAATGCTGGATGATGCTAGCAGGGTGCTAGCAATTGCTTGCATGTTGGTTGCTAGCAGGAATGAAGGAAACGTACCAGACGATTCTGAATATCTAAAGCGAGTTGCTTATCTTTCAAAGGCACCTAACTTTAAACCATTGCTAGAGAGCGGTTTCCTTAAAGTTGCTAGCAATTGCAAGCAGATGCTAGCAGATGCTAGACCAGAGACAGAGACAGAGACAGAGAAAGAGACAGATGGAGAGTTACGTCTTTCGCCTTCCGGCGAGACTGAAAACGCAAAGCCTAAATCGTTTAAACAGTGGACTATTGAAGACCTCACAAAGTCAGTTGAAGAAAACAACGCCGATAATCTTTTGACAGAAGCAGAATCTTTAGACTTCATCGGATACTGGACACAAAAGACGGCAACCGGGCGTTTGTTGCTTGCAACTGAAAAGACATTCGACACGCGCAGGAGGATGCAGACCGCTTTGCGAGTTGTCTACTCGAAACAGCGCGGGCAAGTTGGATCATCCAGCAACACATCCTTCGCAAACCAAAAGCCCGCATCGTTCTTCAAATCGAAAGAAATGGTTGATTATGGATTCTGAAAACAAACCTGACTTTCAAAAGACGCTTGATGAAGTTGAAAGAATCTGGAAAGTCAACTTTGACCGAATGGTTGCGCGTGATCGAAAGCACATGAGCCGCGAAGAGTTCAACGCTAAGTACGAAGGTAAAGCCGATTACGGGCCAGACAAGGTTGTTCCTGTAGTTCCAGTCGAGAAGCGTTTGATTGATTCAGGATTCAAGCGCGAGGTTGCCGGAGAAGACTTTGATTTGATATGCAGAGCTTTCGACATAATATCCAGCATACCAAACATGGGACTTCTTTTGACAGGAAACGTTGGAAGCGGTAAGACGTTCGCGATTACGGCGGTTGTTGACGAAGGCGTGCTTGTTCGTCTGACTGATAAAGCCGACTTCCTGACGCTTGAACCGTCAATCGACGAAGACACAGGCCGAACAGTATGGCAACATATCGTTACCGGAGTCGACGTGATTCTTGACGATCTTGGCAACGAGCCTGTCAAAAGCGATTACGGCGTTAAAGTCGATGTTGTGGCAGACTTCATTTTGAAGTGGTACACAGAAAAGCACGAACGCGGCGGAAAAGGAAGGTTGTTCGCGACAACGAACCTTGACGCTGGACAGTTGACAGACCGTTATGGCGACAGAGTTACAGACAGATTGTTTTCAATGGTGTGCGTAGTTAAGCTCGCTGGTGCTAGCAAACGGCGAAAACCGATTGTTATCAAGTGAGACACGAAAGGAAACAGTACAATGACCAACGAACAGATCAACGTTGCGATTGCAGAGGAGTGCGGATGGAAATTCGTAGATGCTATGGCGATACGTCCAGACGGGTGGCGCATGCACAGCGCAATCAATAACACGAGTGCTGGGTTTTGCCCGAACTACTGCAACGACCTGAACGCGATGCACGATGTCGAGATCAATTATGATTGGTCTAATGATTGTTCACGGCTTGACTATGTGAACATGATAGAAAAAACAATGGATTTTAAGTATGATGCAACACTGTTTGCCACCGCACGTCAAAGAGCAGAAGCTTTTTTGCGTGCAATCGGAAAGTGGGTGGACTAATGCTAACCAAGAAACAACGCTACTCTTTGTCTGCGGCCGCTAGATTTTTCGACAAGCGTGCAAAGATCGTATACAAGTGCGGAAAAGTGTATGTTGCAGACAAGTTCGCGAACTGGGCTAAACTCATACGTGACGCGCTTTCGATCATGCCTATGGGTTGCGCTGGTTGCAAGTATGAGTATTCACAAAACGGACGTTGCGTAGACTGTCGCAGGGTTGCGAACAGGGTTGACAACTACCGGAGCAAGTAGAGCCAATTATTTGTGACCGAGTGGTCATGTTCCGTCCGCCGTCTGAAGTATGTTGAGGATGACGATGTGCAACGGGAGGCGGGCGGAAACTTTGAAAGGCAAAACATGAGAATCGCAAGAAACAACGCAAGGAACGCGCACAACGCGCTAGACATTGTGAACCATGTAATGACAGCGGACGGCATGTTACAACGCAATGGCGGTACCGTCTCGCTTGAATTTCGGCATGTTGCGCGGTAGAAAGGTTTTGACATGAGTAAAAACAGATGCAGAGACGGCTTTTGCGGTGCTGACGACTGCGAACGGTGCAGACCGGGAAGCGGCGATCTTGTCGAATGCGCTTTGTGTTCGGTCGAGATCAAGCGGCATCGTTCGGTTGAGTGCCGTGTGTGCGGTTCGGTTGTCTGCGGAGAATGTTCGGTTGACGGCGTTTGCACGGCTTGTCAGGAAAGGATTTACGAGCAATGAGCAATTACGACATTATCCTTTGCGGACCGATCATCGGAATACCAGACTACAGAGAGCGGTTTGCAATCGCGCTGGTTAACGTTCGCCGCAAGCATATTCAGGAAGGAACGAAACGCCAGAAGATTTGGAATCCTGCCGTTTTGCAGGAAGACATGCCTAAAGAGTGGTATATCATTCAAAGTTTTAACGCCATTTTCAGCAGTCCGAACGCAACGCTTGTTATGCTCAAGGGTTGGGAGCTTGATAGTAAATCGAAAGCTGAGCACGCGCTAGGGTTGTTTCTTGGAAGAAAGGTTGAGGAGTTATGAGAAAGACGAAAGGTAAAGAGAATGGATAAGTACGAAGAGTTCTTAGCACGAAAGACGCAGGAAGGCGCGGATTTTGGATTCGAGCCGTCGTTTATTCCAACAATGTTATTTCCGTTTCAGGTCGCGCTTACGACTTGGGCGTTAAGAAAGGGCCGTGCCGCAGTCTTAGCTGACTGCGGCCTTTAGCTAGGAAAGACGTTCATGCAACTTGTTTGGGCTGAAAACGTGGCGCGAAAAACAAACGGGCGTGTTTTGATTCTTACTCCGCTTGCCGTGGCATTTCAGACTGTCAAAGAAGGGCAAAAAATCGGCGTTGAAGTCGTGCACAGACGCGACGGGTTAAAGCATGGAGATAAAATTGTAGTCACAAACTACGAACGCTTGCACTACTTCGATAAGAATGACTTTCAAGCTGTCGTTTGTGATGAGTCAAGTATCCTGAAAAACTTTGACGGCGAGACGCGAAAAGAGGTTACAGACTTCATGCGCAAGATCCCTTATCGACTGTTATGCACAGCCACGGCCGCGCCAAACGATTATATCGAACTTGGCACGTCTAGCGAGGCGTTAGGCGTAATGGAACGGAAACACATGCTTGCGCAGTTTTTTACGCACGACGGAGGTGATACGGCATCATGGAAGCTGAAAGGACACGCCAGAGAAAGACTATTTTGGCGTTGGGTATGCTCATGGGCGCGGGCCGTGCGAAAACCGTCTGACATGGGGTTTTCAGATGAAGGTTTTACTTTGCCACCTCTAAATGTGCGCAGTCATGTTGTGCGTGCAAGTAAGCCGCTTGATGGATACCTGTTCGACATTCCGGCTGTTGGACTTGACGAACAACGTCAGGATTTGCGGCGTTCGCTTAAAGAGCGTTGCAGTATGGTTTCTGATCTTGCGAACGCTCACGATAAACCTGTTGTGTGCTGGACAAACCTGAACGCAGAAGCCGATATGATAGCGCGTAGCGTTAAAGGAGCGGTAAATGTTCAAGGTTCGGATTCTGAAGAAAAAAAAGAGGCCGCATTTAATGGGTTTCTTGACGGATCTGTTCGTGTTATTGTTTCTAAGTCTTCAATCGCAGGATTTGGACTTAATTGGCAACACTGCGACCATATGACGTTTTTTCCATCACACTCGTACGAACAATACTACCAGAGTGTGCGCCGTTGTTGGCGTTTCGGACAAAAGAACGCTGTTAAGGTAGACATGGTTACAACAGACGGGCAAGAAAATGTTTTGTGTAACATGCAACGTAAATCAGATGCCGCTGATATGATGTTTTCGCAATTGGTGTCTTTAATGTGCAAAGAGATCACAATTGAGAAGACAACCGGATACACAAAGAAAGAATCAGTTCCTTTGTGGTTGTGAGAGTTGGAGTTTTTAAAAACAGAAAGAGGGTAAAATCATGGCCGTAAGAGATCAAATAATCACCGATAAATATGCGCTTTACAACGGAGACTCTTGTGAAGTGTTAAAATCATTGCCGGATAACAGTATTGACTTCTCTGTATTTTCTCCACCGTTTGCAGACTTATATTGTTACAGCGACAACCCGGCAGACTTGGGAAACAATACGACTTATGAAGAGTTTTTTAATCACTTTGGATTTATTATACAAGAGCTTGCGCGGGTAATTAAACCGGGTAGACTGTGCTCCGTCCACTGCATGGATTTGCCGTCGAGCATATCGCACGACGGATTCCTTGGAATCAAAGACTTTACAGGGGATATTATTCGTGCGTTTCAAAAAGAAGGTTTTATTTACCATGCGCGTCATTGCATATGGAAAGACCCTCTTATTGCGGCAACACGCACGAAGGCAATCGGGCTTCTACACAAACAACTATGCAAGGATTCTTCGATTAGCCGTAGCGGGATACCGGACTATCTGATTACATTCCGCAAGCCGGGAGAAAACAAAGTGCCTATCGAGCATCCATACGGACTCACAAAGTATTGCGGAAGTGATGATCCGAGCATAGGGCAAGACGGTATCAAGAAATCACATTTTATATGGAGATCGTATGCTTCTCCCGTTTGGATGGATATCCGGCAAACAAACACGCTGGACGCAAGGAAAGCTCGTGACCCGGAAGACGAAAAACACCTTTGCCCGTTACAGCTTGACGTTATCGAGCGGGCGTGTGTTCTTTGGAGCAATCCCGGCGATGTAGTGCTGACCCCTTTCATGGGTGTTGGATCTGAAGTTTATGTTGCTGTTATCAACGGAAGAAAAGGAATCGGAATCGAATTAAAACCATCGTACTACAATCAAGCTGTTCGCAACTGTACGGCGGCGAGCAACCGCAAGGAACAAGACGAAATGCTGTTGCTTGCTGGTAAACAGGACGAAGAGTTGCAAATGGAAGATTGAAAACAAGTTGACACGTCGCGTTTTTGGGCCTATCCTTGCGCGATATATTCAACAGCACGACTACACGCACAACGCGCTATTGCTAGCACACACACGCCACGGCGCGACACAAACGAGGAGAGAACGGTATGAGCATTGAAAGCAAAACAAAAGAGCTAGAGCCTATTAAAAACAAGGTTAGTCTTGCGATTGTACTTGCATACGAATCCGGTTACAACTCCGCTATTGACGAGGCAGCGTCACGGTTAGAGATGATTGCGGCTTGCGTTCCGTCAAGCGTTACCAAGTCTCAACTGTTAAAAATGTGCGCAGACGAGGCGCGGGCTATTCGTGCGAGGTCTATGAAATGAGCGACAACAAAGACACGATTCATCTGGTTCTTACTGTATACTGGTTCGATCAGGTTCAGCATGGAAAGAAGTTCGTTGAGTATCGAAGCATGAGTGCGTTTTGGAAGAAGCGCATTTTGGACAGGCGCGATACGCTGAAACACGTTGTCTTTCATAGAGGGTACACGAGTAGAACGATACTTGTTGACGTTCTTGCAATTGACGTTGGGGGATGCCCGTATCCTAAATGGAATCAGATTTACTATCGGATTCACTTTTTGAAGCGGCAAACAGGCTGTTGATAAGCTGTTGATAACTCAAAACCTTGACTTTGTACCAATTCGTTGACGTTAAGGTACTTCCATAGGTTTTGAGCGAAATACCAAGTTGAACGAAGCCATCAAAAAACGAATTGTAACGCCAAAAGCGAAACAAGGTTTACAATGACTGAAACGCAAAACAGAAACAGAACAGGATGGTTTGACAACAAAGAAACGATGCGCCGTGAACTGTGGGATAATGGCGAATTGGTTTGGTTTATAGATTCAGAATGCGTGAAATATATAACAGAGTCGCACAAAGACGTAGCATGGTCTAAATGTTGGGGACATTATCCAGACGTGACTGGCGAGGTTGACAATCAAACGAAACGGAGTAAACAATGATCCATGCGGATACAGAAGGATTGCTAGACCGTTGCCATTGCGGTGTGGTGGCTGGATTCGAATACTTAGAAGGTTCAAAGATGCGTGCACGTTGTACAGACTGTTGCGAGCAGACCGAACCGTCAACAAACATTTCAGTTGTTGTCGTTGAGTGGAACATGACGCAAAGAGAAAGAAAGGAATTAGACAAATGATAAATGAAAAACCGTGTTTGCTGTGCCGGTTGATCGGGCACAAGTGGATTGATAAAAGCAAGAAGGAGGCTAAATACTTTAAGCATACCAAGCTAATATTCTTTGATAGTTGTATTCGTTGCGGAAAACCTTTTCCGTTTCGAGACAATGATTTAGGAAGCTTGGCACAAGTACACAAGGAATCAAACAAATGAGCAACGAGACGATACCTATTGAAGGAACAGGAGAGTTACAGCATAAATGGCTGACAACGCAAGAGACGCAAGAAGACAGAGGCGTGCCCATACGTCAAGAAGTTTGGTTACGCGCTTGGTGCTACGTTGCGTCTTCCTCAAACGTTAACAACAAAGAAACGTGCGCTAAGTGGGCTGACAAGTGCCTAAGCGATTTTGATGATCGGTTTACAGCAAAAAGCGTAAGGATAAACCATGAGTGATAAATATGTTTCAACCGAAAATACGCCGTCACTTGATCGGCTTGGTTCGGCATTGGTCGAAAGAGGACGGACTTTCAGATTCAACGATCACGTTGTAGTTGAAATGTTGATCGGAGTCACTGACGAAAAGAGAAGCGGGCGGCTTGTACAAGTCCGGCGCAATTGCGGACAGTTTGGTTCAAACGTATACCTAATTCGTTTGCGAGACGGCTCTTTAATGACATTTGAAAATGTGATGATTAGACATGTTAATGACCAGCGTTTTGAACAGTCTTTTTACAGGGACAACGGAATGATACCTCCAATTGTCGGTGAACAGCCCGTAGATGACACAGACACTGAGCATACCGAATACACAATTGGTGATCGCTGGCCGGAAACGGGATTCATTGTCGATAGGCCTGTACAACCGGAGACACCTGGATTGTTTGCAGTGGCTATTTCTATGCCTAACACCCGCAATGAGGCGCGGTAGTTCGTCGCCTACAACGATTAATTGGCCGATGATCGGCTAGAAAGGTTATGGTTAACATGGGACTGGATACAACGCATGGTTGTTGGCATGGCTCGTGCAGAGCATTTATGCGGTGGAGACGTGAAATTGCTAAAGCGGCTGGATTACCTCCATTGCAGTTTATGGATGGGTTTTATGGCTATCGTGATATTACGCATAATGATGCGCAATCGGCAGTGCAGGCTCTTGGGTTTGCAGAAGAACACAAATGGGCCAGCGAAATCTTACAGTCATTCTACTTTGGATGTAATTTTCCGATCAAGTGGGAATGCTTGAAACCGTCTCCATTACACAAACTTCTCGATCACAGCGATTGCGAAGGAAATATTATATCATCCGAATGTGCTGGAATTGCTAACGCTCTTGAGGAACTTCTTCCTGAATTGCCAGAAGAATCTTGTGGAGGTCACATAGGTAACTGGCGTGAAAAGACTCAGACGTTTATCGACGGGTTGAGACTTGCGGCTAAGTTAGGTGAGGATGTTGAATTTCATTAAGCCTAGCCCCTATGCGCAAAACCCCAGACATAAGCAATAGCCGCGTTGAACGCTTCCGCAAAAAGGAACGCGAGGTAGAGCTATTGCCTGTCGATGACATGCGCAGACGCGAGAAACTTGAAAAGGATACGCCCGCATGGTTGCGATGGTATATGGCTAATTCGTTCCCTTACCCGTTCGCAAAATCCCATCATAACTTGATCGAAGGAATCGAATGGGCGGCGAAAACGGGTGAAGGCTTTTCAGATGCCGAACCGCGCGGACAAGGCAAGTCAACTACGGCGCGAGGAGTGGCGGTAAAGCTTGTGGCAACTGGCGTTATTCGCTTCCCTGTTTTGGTAAACTGGAAGCACATAGACGCTAAGGCCGCGCTTGAACTGTGGCTGAAAACGCTTTGTGACAATCAGCGGTTTGCGGCCGACTATCCAGAAATATGCGCCCCATTTATGCGCTCTACCCATGCGACGGCGCTAAAGAATCTTACTTGGAAGCACAACGGCGAGAAGTGCGGCGCAATGGTTGACACGCTATCAAAGGTTATCACGCTTCCGAACAGCATAGGCGCAATCGCGGCACGTTCGGCGCAGGGTGACGCAAAAGGCTTAAACGCGATGATGCCTGATGGTACTATCTTGCGGCCTGACTTTGTATTATTCGATGACTCGCAAGACCCCGACCAAGCCGGAAACCCATCCGCAGTACGCAACACGATTGACACCCTAGAGAACGTATTTCTTGGTATGGCTGGCCCTCAGAAACGCTTGTGCTGTGCGTTTGTGGGGACGGTGGAACATGCCGACGATGTGGTTGAATACTTCTTGAAGCGCAGGGGGTGGAAGTCTAACCGCGTTTCCCGTATCATGCGATGGCCGGACGGTTCGCAAGGAGGCACATGGGAAGCTGAAGACGGTTGCGAGGTTCGCAAGCTTTGGTCGGATTGGCGCGATATTTACGAAGGAGATGGCGGACAATCGGCGGCGAACAAGTTTTTCCGAAAGAACAAAAAAGCGATGGTCGGAAAAATGGAGATCAACTGGCTCCATCGATTCGACGCGCAAAAAGACGTAGGGCCATATGATGCGGCCATGCGAGATTGGTTTCATTTAGGCGCGGACGTTTTTGCTCGAGGGCAACAAAATCAACCGCTGAAAAAAGGCGTTGACGTTTACACGCTTACCACGCAACTTGTATGCGCGAAACAGGTTGACAGGGCCCCGCTTGTCGTTCCTGCACGTTGCGAGATTGCGACGGTCGGAACGGATATTAACCCGTCTTATGCGCTTACTACTTGCTCAATAGGTTTCGCGCCTGACTTCTCGGCTGACTATCTTTGGTACGGACGGTTTACGGATTACCCGTTACCGGCAACGCCTGAAATGTCACAGACGCAACGGGAGCAAACGATTTATGATGCTTTGTGGCGTCACGGTGCGCAGATTCTAGCGATGCCTATCCAGCACAAAGGATGGATGATTGACGGCGGCGGCGCGCAATCCAACGTTGCAAAGAAGTTTCGTTACGAATGGAACAAACGTTATCCGCAATTACCAGTATTTGTTGGCTATGGACGCGCAGGAAAAGCGGCACGTATCAACGCCAGTAACGACAAGATACGTCAACGCGGTGACAACTGGATTCTTTGCCGTGCGCCGGACAAAGATTACAGGACAGATGAATGGGTTTTGTGGCACGCCGACTATTGGCGCGAGATTCAACAACGCGCTTGGACTTGTGAGCCGGGTTCACCGGGTGGGGCGACTTTACCAAGAGGCGATCACCGTGAGTTTGCCGAAGAGGCCACGCGGGAAAAACTCATAGCAAAAGGTCTCGTAGGAGATAAAATGGTATGGGACTTTCAGAAGGGCCCCGGTAAAGTTGACTTTCCAGACGCGGCGAACATGGCTTATGTCATGGCATCTATTTTAGGCATGGCTCCGGGTGGTGCCGTGCGGAGAGAAAAAGCAAAAGCGGTCTATTTCTCAAGTAGACCTACTCAAAACAGGGGCTAACATGGGAAGACCTAGAAAGTATCCGCTGGAAACGAACACACGCGACCCGCAAACGTCAATCCGCGATCCGGTTATCAGACAGACGCCGATTGATGAACCGTCAACAACCGCAACAAGCAGACGCCCGCGTAGGTACATTCCTGCTTCTATGCCGACTGTTTGCCCTGATTGTCACGGAAATACGCGCATGGATGACGGTCGGCATGTTGACCCTGTGCGCGGGCGTATTCTTGAATACCGCACTTGCGCTCATTGCGGTGCGTTGCTTGCGGCCGGGCGTGAAATGACCGAACGGGAAAAGGCGTTGTTGTGCACAAGAAAGGAAGCGGTAGAAGAGTATGAAAAAACCATCTAACGAACAGCGGAATGTAAAAACCAAAGGCTTGATTTTGTCTCGAATATGTTGGGAAAAATTCTGCAAAGACTATGGCATAAAAACAGACCTAGCAGAGTGATTATAGAAATGAGTAACGGCGAATCACTGGAAAAACAACTAGCGGCTATGTCTGATTAATCATCAATTCCGAATCTCGGATAAACGCTTTCCGGTGCTATTTACAAGTTCTGTTGACTGTGCCAAAAATAAGGCATGGCAACAGAACTGTCTATTTTTCCCACTTCAATTACAGCCGGTGAAAGCTTCACCGCAACGCTACCAGCAACCGTAACAGTAACAGGGCGGACGTGTGTCTATCAGTTCAAGGCCGCTGTTCCTTTCTCGGTTAACTGTTCTGCAAGCGCGACACAATTCACGCTTTCAGTGTCGGCGGCACAGTCTTTGACTCTAAAGGCTGGCAATATCTATTTCGCGGCTTTTGCAACCACGACAAGCGGCGGTGCTGTTGAGTGCGTTGATAGCGGATATCTAACTGTCAACCCTAATCCGCTTGCAACGTCCAGCTATGAGACGGCACTTGCGGCGGTTGAAGCGGCCATTGCGTCGTATGCAACGAATCCTAATAAGCGCGTTAACGTTGGTGATATCTCAATTGAGTATCGAGACCTTAACGACCTAATTTCTCTGAAAGCCTACTATCAAAGCGAAATCACACGAGACTTGACCGGTCGTGGCTCTGGCCCGTTTCGCATTTCTACGAGGTTCGCATGGTAAAAAACCCGTTTAAATGGTTTTCGCGCAAATCAAGCGCAAGAGGCCGGACGATCAACACCGGCAATTATCGCGCATTTGCGGCGGCACAAGTCAACCGCTTGCTTGGGCCTTGGAAATGGGATAACGGGTTTTGTAATGACGACATCCGTTCTCAGCTTGTGACGGTTCGGGCACGTTCGCGGGACATGTATAAGAACAGCCCGCATCACAGGCGGTTTGTCAACCTTGTGGCAACCAATGTGGTTGGAGACGGGTTCACGCTGAAATCTTCTCCTCACGATGGAATGCCGGGAATGCCGAATTACCGTCCTGACAAAATGGCCAGCAAGTTTTTAGAGACGCACTTCTGGCGTTGGGCAAGCAATCCCGCTTATTGCGATGCTACCGGACGCAAGACGCTTGCGGAGATTGACCGCTTGAACGCTCGTACATGGGCGCGTGACGGCGAGTATTTCAACCTTTTAGACACGACGGCAAACAATCCTTACGGTTTCGATATCCGTATTATCCGCCCCGACGCGGTTAATGAGCGTTACGAAGGTCGCCTGTCAAACGGCAATACGATTCGCATGGGCGTAGAGCTTGACGCGGACAGTTTGCGTCCTGTCGCTTACTATCTGCACACGATTAAAGAATACGCTACTTGCATGGGTGGATATGGGCCTTTGGTGCGCGTTCCTGCTTCGATCAATGGTAGCTATGGAATCATTCATGGTTACACGCAGGAAGATGAAGACCAGACGCGAGGCATGCCGTTAGGGCACGCCGGACTAACCACATTGAAGATGCTAGAAATGTGGAACGAAACGGAACTTGCGGCGGCGATTGATGAAAATTGCACCGTTCGTACTTACCATGCACCGGCTGGACGTGAAGGAGAGATTGCTAACCTTTGCGACGTTGAAAATTCAAGCACGGTTGCGGCCATGACTGCTCCGAAAGAGCAAGGGCAAAGTGAGGTTTTACCGCAAGGATGGGACGTTACAACGCACACACCGCAACACCCTAACCGAGAAACCACGGCGTTTAAAGCTTCGTATCAGCGCGACTATGCGACGGCTGTAAACTGCGAATACTCTAACCTGTGCAACGATTGGAGCGGTGTAAATTACGGTTCTGTGCGTGCCGGTACACTGTCGGAGCGCGACATGTGGCGCGTAATGCAACAACAGATGATCGGCAACGCAAAAAGCCCAACGTACCTTGCATGGCTTAAACGGTTTTTGAATGTAGAAATCAGCGGCGGTTATCCGGCTTCAAAGTACGAGAAGTTTTCAGAACACGAATTTCGTGGTCGTCGTTGGCTTTGGGTTGACCCGCTCAAAGATATTAAGGGTGCAGAAATTGCACGTTCTCACGGATGGAAGACAGATCAACAGATTACCGCAGAATTTGACGGCGATTTTGAAGACAACCTAGAGGAAATACGCAGGGCAGACGAAGCAACAAAGGGAACTAGCGTAGAGGTAAAAACAAATGAAAAACAAGCAACCGCAACAGCCTGAAAATAAGCGCGATTTGAACGGACTTTCTTTCCGCGAATCGGTAATCGAAGTGCGCGAAGAGGAAGGTAAATCGCCTGTCGTGCGCATGAGCGTTTCCAGCGAAACGCCCGTTTTGACGTATATACGCATGGGCGATAACTGGATGTATGCATATGAGATTCTCGATCACAATGAATCAAGCATTGACCGTTCGCGCTGTGCTGACGGTTTAGTGATTCAAGATACGCATTACGGCGACCAGATCGGGCTTATTCGCGCTCCGATGATCGTTGATAAAAAGCTTGGCGGAATTGTTGAATTTTGTGCTGGCGAACGGGCTAAAGAAATTGGCTTGGACGCGGCAAACGGACTCAGGAGAAACACAAGCGTGGGATATCGCTGTGACCCTGAGAAGTACGTGGTTGAAGGACAAAAAGACGGCTATCCGGTGGTACGGTCGTTGTCTTGGTGTCCTCACGAAGCATCGTTTGTCAATGTCCCTGCTGATACTTCTGTCGGTGTCGGTCGTGCGCTAAACCTAAACGAAAACAAAAACCCTCAGAACGAGGGAGAAGGAAAAAGAATCATGACTCCTAAAGAAATGGCAGAACTGTTTAAACGTGCCGCGCAGTACGGTATCGAAGCCGACGCGGTGCAGGCGTTGATTGATAAGGATCAGGGCCGCGCAGAGCTTGACGCGCTTATTGTCGAGCGTCAGGCGTCTCAGATTGTCGAGTTGCGCCAGCCGAAAAAGGAAGACCCGACGCAGAACAAGCGAGCGCAGGTTGTGACCGCCGCGCCTTCCGCTGTTCCTGAAAAGGAAATGCGGCAGTACAGCGTTAATAACGTCATTCGCTCGATTACCGGCGATAACGTTGACATTGGGCGCGAGCGTGAAATCAGCCAGCAGTTGGCGGTCGAGCGTAACAAGCCCGCATCTGGTATCATCATTCCGCATGCCGTGCTTGCACAGCGCGTTTTGACGGTTGCCGGAACGTCTAGCGCGACGGTTCAGACCACGGTGCAGTCCGGTGACTTCATTGACCTTGTGCGTTCGGCTTCAATCCTCGGCGACCTCGGCGTTCGCTTTATGCCGGGTATGGTCGGGAATATTGCATACCCGAAGATGACGGGCGGTGCGGTTGGTTACTGGGTTGCCGAAAACGGAAACATTACCGGAAGCACTCCGACGCTTGGACAGGTCCCAGGAACTCCGCATACGTGCGGGGCGTTGGTTGATTTGTCAAGGCTCATGCTTAACCAGAGCACGCCTTCGTCTGAAATGTTCACGCGCAACGAGATTATTGAGCGTCTTGCGCGGACGATTCAGGTTGCGGTGTTTGCCGGAACCGGCGCGGATGGTCAGCCTAGCGCGATCACTACCGCTACTGGCATTGCAAACCCGTCTGTCACGCAGGGCATCCCGACGTATGCCGAACTACTCGGTTTCCCCGGCACGATTATGAACAACAACAGCGCTGGCCGGAATATGAAGTGGGCTATGACCGGCGAGGTTTGGGCGAAGCTGGCGGCGACCGCGACGAACGGCGCTGGTTCGGAGCTTGCCCTTAACCCGTCTACTCGCCGCATGGCTGGTTACGAGTACGTCGAGCCTTGCTCTGACTTGCCGGATAACTCGCTGTGGTTTGGCGATTGGTCTACCGTCATGATTCCGATTTGGGGCAACGGCGTTGACTTGATCGTTGACACGTCTACCCTTTCGGCTTCGGGCGGTCTGCGTCTGGTCGGGTTGCAGGATGTTGACATCTGCGTCCGCAACGGTAAGGCGTTGGCCTACAACACCTCCGTGACGAGCTAGTCAACCGTGTAGCATAACCCATGCGCGGGGACTCCAACCCGCGCCAACCTCAAAAGGAAACGATATGAAAAAGTTTATGCTGTTTTTGGCGTCCGCGATGCTTACCCTGTGCATTTGTGCGCAGGACGCAAACCGGATGTTTTACACGACTCTGTTTAATCCTGATATCGCCGTGCCGGGGTCCGGCGTTGCGGTTGACGTTGCGGCTTACAAGGGTAACGCTACGTTTGTTATTAACTGGGGTCAAACGACTTCAGCGGCTCATACGTCAACGGTGACGATTGCGCACAGTTCCACGTCGGGCGGGACTTACGCGACGATTACAAACTTGGCTGGAACCGTTGCGGCGTTGACTAATTACGGTCTGTCAACCAACACGATCACGACCTATCCGATTGATTTGGGTAGGCTGAGTAAGTATGTGAAAGTCACGGTTGCACAAACCGCTGATACCGAGACCAACAAAGTCGGTGTGATTCTTGTCGCTCCGATGAAAGCGCAGTAACAACCACTAACGCCCGTCCGTCTGTAAAAAGGCGGGCGTGATTCGGAATCGAAACTATGGGCGCGTTCGCTGACACAATCGCAGGAGTCCTTGACTCGGTAAGACAAGCAATACCCGAGGTGTCTATTTCCGTGTCGTTGGGCGATCAAAGCGGATTTGGTGTTGGCGCGTCTAAAAATATCCTAGTCGTTCAAGCCGGACTTAGCGACGGTCAAGCTGACCTGTCTTTCGTTACGGTAAAAGCAAAAGAATTTTCGGAGCCTAAATTCGGAGATAGAATCACCGTTGGCGACACTCTTTATTTTGTAACATCATGCTCTACTGATGCGGTTGGAGCGACTCGCATAATCGGCCTATCTCCGTATTACGATCTAGCCGCGATGCTTACAGGCCGCATGAAGGTTGACGGAGCGGCGTTACCTATTTCGCTTGATATCCATGTGCGCATTCTTGATCCGACATTGCAGGACTTCACGCAAAACGAGTTTGTCAGCGCGTCTCAAAATCAGAGCATCATCGTTTTCCGTTCTGTGGATTGGCCGTATTATTTCAAGCCGCAGACGGGATTTGAAATAGACGTTTTCGGCAAGGCAAAGTATTACGTTGTCAACGCGGTTATCAACAATGGCGATTGGCGTTGTGTATGCCGTGAGTTGGGGGGTGCCTAATGGTTGCCGTCCAAGCAAAAGTTATCGGAGACGGACTTAAAAGCATGGGCGAGTCTATCAAGCGTGCTCAGCAAGCTCTTGGAAAGTCTCCTAAAAATGCGATCAGTTGGGCTGGTGCGCTTGTGTGCCGCAGTTTAGTTGCGCGTACAAAGCAATCTGCAAAGCTTCGCAGAATCGTTTCAAATCCTGCATTCAAGGGCAAAGGTGGAGCAGATAGAAAGCGTGATATGCGGCGTGCTCGTTTCGGCGTAATGAAGTACAAGCAGGGCGTTGAAACGTTTGTTCCGATTTATCGTGGAGGAGAGTTTGGGGCAAAGATCAAGTATATTAGCCGCGACAAGGTTCTTTTGAAAGTTGGCAGGAATTGGGTTCCGTATGACGCAGGGCGCGAAGAGTGGCAAGCACAAGGACTGCAAGACCATCCTAAACGCAAGATTGGAAGAAGCGGTCTTGCTAAAAAAAGTTGGGGATGGGCATCGAAAAGCACGCGCAAAGGTGGCACGGCTACAATCATGGGCGCACCGCAAGCCATTGAAATCAAATGGAACAATAGCAAAGAACAACCGCGCCTGAGGATCACAAATAACTTGCGATACATCATCAAGGCTTTGAAGGGCGGAAAATCGGCTGTAAATGAGGCTCTGCTTGCGGCATCTAGCGCGATGAAAAAGCGGATTGAGAAGGAACTTGCAAAGGCTATCAAAGCATGATCGAAAAAACCTTAGAGTCAAAGCTTATCGTTGCCGTTGCGAATGTCATAACCGATGTTCAAATAATCGGCTTTTGGCAGGATGTTACAGATGGAGAGACGGCAAAAAAGGAACCTCCGTTTATCGCTGTCACGGTCAAGCCGAAGAAAAACAGTATCGAATCGTTGCCGTTTTACGAATGCGAGATTGATATCACGGCGGTAAGCAAAGAAGAGACAGACCCGCGCAAGTCGTATATTAACGCATGGGGCGCGTTTCTGTCGGCTCTCATCGACTCATGGAACGGTGGGCCCAATAGTGTAGGCCGTGCGGCACTCAAAACGGCACTTGACGCGAGCGGAGAGTATGACGTTTCCGGCATTCTGGATAACGGAGGCGATTGCGGATACAACGACGGCGAAGACACTTGGTTTGTAACAAAGGCTTTGACAATCACGTTCACAGCCTAACAAAAAGAGAGAGGTACAATCATGGCAAAGGGCGCATTAACAGACTTTTTCGGCTTGGCCGGAACCGAACTGAAACTTAACGGCGGAACAGAAAACAAATCTATTCAGGTTGTTGAAGCCGTCAATGAACGCGGCGATCAAATCGCAATCGATACATACGAAGAGTTGAAAGCTCCGTCAAACGATTTATCTGTCGCGGTAGATTTCGACTGCACTGGTATCGTGTTGGGAACGCTAATAGATAACGGTGCTGAACCTGATTTTGTGCTTACCGGATTTTCGATCAGCACAGGAGCTGGACAAGCACCTACTGTCAGTGTATCCGGCGAGCAAGTTCCTACCGGAAGCGTTCAAAGCAATACGTACACGACGCCAGCGATGACCTTGAGCAAGGAGCACAAGGCGCAGATTCTTTTCGCGGCGTTCACGTTGTCTGGAACCGGCGTGCATCTTAACACCTGTTCCGCTACCGGCTCATGCACTCTTACGCGGGCGTATGATGATGATGCAGAAACAATCGCTTGGGACGTGTCAAAAGGACAGATTGAAGTAACAGGTGAAATCGTGAAAAGCGGAGCAACGGCCCCGACTTTCGCGGCGGCGGCAAACTGGACTATTGTAAGTCCGCTTACTCTCACAGAGTCAAACGCGGATTACGAGAAATTCAGCTTTACGGTCCGCTTTACGCCAGCAAGTGTCGCGCCCATAGCGTAACAAAGAAAGGCGCACCGCATGGTTTCTTCTCTCGCCATTTCGGATGTGCGTGGTTTGGTTTCTTCCGGTGTTGTAGTTACGCCGGAAGAAATCATTCGTTTGAACGATTTAGCCGTAGCTATTGAGAGAGTTCAAGACGTTGCCGAAACGTGTGAAGCCCCCCGTGTTGCATGGTTAGGAAATACGCCGGTCTATCAAAGAACGATAGCGGCTGAATCATGGTACTCTAAATATGCTTGTCGTTGGTGGCGCGGTGACTCGCTTTATTACGCGCTTGCATGGTGTTGCGCTCATGCGATAGAACCGGGATTCTTTGCGGATTACACGGATGAAAAAGCAACGCGGAAAACAATCGTTGAATGGTGGCGTTCGCTAAGCGTTACCAAAGCACAGGCAGAGTCGGCACTTGTCTATGTCATGTTCGGCGAGATTGACATCGCCGGAAGCGAACAAGATCAAGAAGAAGAGCCGGATAGCGGAGAAGACCGTACGCAAGCGGATATCGAGGCCGAACAACGCGCAACCAAAAACTGTCCGTATACCTTGCTTGTCAATCGTGCGCTTGCGGCAGGGCTAGGGATATCGCTTGAAGCATACGGAGCGATGACAGCAAGCCGCATCATCGACATTTTGAACCGTTGGGCGCGTTATCAGGTTGCGGCTAATGGTGCGAGTGCGGCGGATATCACAAAAGAGTTGCGCGAGTCTGCCAGGGTGCGCTATTTCAAGTTTTTAACGAAGCTGCAAGCGAGGATAAAAAAGAATGGCTAACGACAAGATTACAGTAGAGATCGGCGCGAAAGACCTTGCAAGCGGCGTGTTTGGGCGCGTCACAAAGGCTTCAATGGCTTTTGGTGTCGCCATGGGTAATCTAGCAAGCAAGGCCATAGTTGCCGGTATTAACGGTCTTCGCGGATGGATCAATGAGGCGTTGGAAGCTGAAAAAGCAAACGTCATGCTTGATGCGGCGTTACGCGGTACGGGCCAATATACTCCTGTTCTTGCGGCACAATTCCGCGACTTGGCAAACGCCATTCAAGACGAAACCGGCGCGAGTGACGAATCGGCCAAGGCTAATATTGCGCTTCTGACAACTCTCGGCGTTGCGCCTGACAAAATGAGCACGGCGGCACGCGGGATGCAAGCTTTGACGGCGTTAAACATTGAAGGCTCAATGGCGGCGCGTGCTTTGGCGCGTGCGCTTGAAGGTGACTTTGCTGGATTCGATAGACTTTCTCCAGCCGTTCGCCTTGCAACTACGGATCAAGAAAAGGCTGTCGCGATCAGTAATCTATTGCAAGCAGGATATGAGCAACAGCGGGCCACGCTTCAAACGGTAGGCGGGGCATGGTCAGCTTTAAAGGGAAGGCTAGGAGACGCAAGGGAAGACCTTGTAGGAGCGATTTTCGAGGGGTTGAACCTTGGCAAGACGTTTGACAGTATGCAAGCCAAGGTAGGCGCGTTCCTAAAGTCTGAATCGTTCCAGAACATCACCGATAGGTTGCGTGAAGGCGCGGCGTTCGCAAAGGATATTTTTGGAGCATTGACTACTAAAGGTACGGCTGGAGAATCATTTTCTTTAATAGGAGATTTGATTTTAGCGGCATTTGATGACGGTTCAAAAATAGTTGGCAATGCTATAATGAAAGGATTTGAGTTTGGTGTAAAAAAAATAAAAGAGGCCGCTATTGGGACGCCCAAAGAGCCTATGCCCAAAGCTGATATAGGAGGGCAGATAAGCGGTTTTGACTTCGGGGCACATCAAAGAGCGCGTTCGTTGCAAGATACAATTCCAGATACTCCGCAAAAAGAACAGACAGAGGTTCAAAAGGTTATAGCTAAAATGTCTGCTTTGCGTCAGCGGCATATTGACGCTTTGCAAAAGCAAGTTGACTACGGCGAAGACGGCGAGGCAGACGAGGCCGCATATCGTCAAAACGAGCAGATGCAAAACGACTTGCTTACCGCTTTGAAACAAAAGGAGGTTCAAGCCGCATACAACGCGCTTGCGATGGATAACCAGAAGGCGGCGGCACAGGCTAAGGTATCGGCGGCAGAACAAGAGCTTGCCGATGCTGTCGAAAGAGAGCGTGCGGCGGCTGAAGAAGCGGCAAAGGCGGCGGCAAAGCGTAAAGAGATTCAAGGGATGAGTGTCAGAGACTGGATCAATAAACAGCAAGGCGGTCGAGCGGCAGAGGACGAGGCTGATAAAGAGCGCGTTGCCGATGCGAAACGGGCCGCAACATTAAGCAGAAAACGCAAAGCTGGAACCAAACTTAGTAAGCGCGATGCTGAGTGGCTCAATGACTTTGAGGGAAAGCCTAAAGCAGAGGCGGCGGCGAAAAAGGCAGAGCAAGACGCTATTCAGAAAGCAAATCAAGCGGCCATAAAGGCAGAGGAAGCGCGCCAGCGCGTTGAGGACTTGCAAAAGCGCACTGCGATTGCTGTTGAAGCGATGCAAAAGGATTTGGCGGCATCAATGAGGGTTGAATAATGGCACTTTTAACTGGATATGCTTCTACAAACAAGGTGCAGAATCAAGTTTCCGTAACAAGGGAAATCCGTACCTTTTTTGAGACTATCGGATACTTCTGGTGGTATGTCGAGTCAATCACAACCGAAAGCTTTTCATACGTTGGCATGACTAAAACGGCGGCAACAACGTGCCAAGGCGACATGATAACGGCATACACGAAATCAAAGCTGATTCCAACCGTTTCGATTGTTGACAACCAAGGCGACGTTACATACACCGCTGTTACCGAACTTGTGGCGGATATCAGAACCGTTCGGGATAACTGCGGTTGGAGAGTTGATGTTAATGTCAACGAAAACACTAAAACGATTGAACCGGCATTTGTAGCATAAGGATTCACCATGGCATTTGTATTCAATTTCAGGCTTAGAAAAGAAAAGGCACTCGGCGCACAACGCGGCTTCGCTGATGCTTTCAACAAGGTTTTGGACATTCTCGAAAACATTGAAGGATTAGGGCCTGTTGAAATCAAAAAAACCGGGCGTGATTGGAGGGTGGTTGTAAAAGAGGCTTTAACAAACGGAGGTAGTGGCGGAATACCATCGGGGTATGAAGAGGAAACATTAAACATCATAACCGATTCCGGAATTGTTACGCGCAAAGTTTTGGTTGAAACTGCAACAAAAGCGAGCGTTGAATCATTCGGAAGCGGTGATTCTAGGCTTTTGCTTTCGATCAACACAGGTGGAGTTGTTCGCAAGAGCAAGGGTTATCTCAAGGAATAGCATATGGGGTGGACAACCATAACGGCTGATACGAGTTGGCAAGAATTGGCAATCGCGCAACAGATAGCGACGGCGTTCAACAAGCGTGTAAACGCGCTTTCATCCGCAGAGCAGACGGCGGCGGGAGTATCAACCATTTCGGCTAGCGAAGCCGTGACGGTGTTTGACTTCATTGAAGCGGTTCAAACCGGCGTTCAGCTTCTATACCCGTACTTTTCAGACCCGACATTATCGCTTGCCGGGCAATCAGGTTTTCCGGTTGTTTATTCCAGCGTAGGCGAAATGTTCGACGCGGCAGGGCTGACGGCAACGGGCCGTTTTCGCAGGATAGCTGACGGTGGCACGGCTCCTAATCCTTGGACAGACTACGATGATGAGGGATGGGTTTACGGCGCGATTACAGATAAAGACCTTGCGGGGCCATGGCTGTTTAAAGACCTTCAATCCGTGTTATCCGTGTTGACCCGCAGGCTACAGGCTTATGATAGCGGAGTGGTTAGCACGGTTGCAAAAAAAGCCATAGTTAGCAATTTAGATTATTTGACATATAAAGACAACCCGACAACAATCACTTATGTTGACGGCGCGGAAATTCCTTTTTACGCGAACAAAATAAGCATCGGAAAAAACACGCTAAGCAACCCCGACAACTACCTTTACGACTTGGCTTTAACGCACTCATACAACGATTACACGTTTGAAACAGAATCAACAGAGCCAGCGACCGTTAGCTTGGTTGGGGTGCCGCATCATGTTTGGGCGGTTGATGACGAGGGAAGTGACCCACCTGCCATTCCAACAACCTTTAATTCCGGTTTAACGGTTGACGGAACAACCAAAGTAATCGCAACGGGAGAAGCATCATCCGGCGAGGTCACAATCAGGGACACGGAGGCGCAAGCATCATGGGCAACTATTCGTGATGCTTTCGCGTGGCCTAGCGACCCGGCCGACGGTGTAATTTATGTTCGCGGAAGTGATTTGCGGTTCAATGATGATTCGCAGACGGGTGCCGGTTATCCGTTCTTTGTGATTGATTACGATTTTAACCCGTGATATTGACCGTAAGCGCGATGCTTGCTAAACTGATTTTGAAAGGGTGAGACATGAAAAAAACGGTTCTGATTATGGCTATGATTGCTGGCGTTTCGTTCGGAGGCATACCGATTCAATGGGACGTTAAGGTCGGCTACGATCAACGCTTTAACGAGTCCTCGCCTGTCGCGTACAACATTACGGCCATGCGCGGAGAAACGTTAGACCTCATGCCGCGATACATGTCAAGCGGCTATCCGTTTTCGATTGCGTCAAATGCCGACGTGCGAATCTATCTGCGCGAATACGGCACCACAAACTCTTTCACTGTTTCGTCCACGTCCGGCACGGTCTATACCACGTCTTCGCAACTGGGGCGCGTGCGTGCTGTTCTGCTCCCGTCTGACATTCCGTCCGCAGGAACCAATCAGTTTTTTGTCGGCATAGAATCAAGCGGGATGGTTTATCGCGCATACGGAAAACTGACGTTGTTGGATAGCCCCGGCGTTATCGTTTCAACGAATCAGATTGCGCGTGGCGTTTTTGATTCCAGCATGTTCACTTTCTCGAATAGTCACCTTGCACCGTGGTTGCTTTTGTCAGACATCGGAAACTATTGCGGGGTGCAATCTGTTAACGGTCTAACAGGAATCGTTACAATCACGGCTCAATCTTTAGGCGCATTGACCAATATCCCGCCGCAAGACTACACGATAATTACAAACTCGCCTTGGGCATTACGTTCGAGCGGCACGATCACGAATATGACGGTTGCCGATAAGCTTAACTTCGCAATCACATTCGCGGACGCTCTCACAACCGGTCAAATCGCATGGGATTCCGATTGGTCAACATTCCGAGCAGGCGTAGGCGACGGTGTGACGGGGCAGTTTTTTCAAGAGTCGCACATTTACGCGAAAAACGTTTCGGGCCAGCTTGTCACAAACGGCATGGCCGTCAGGTTTTCCGGCGCGGTTGGCAATAGTGGAAAATTAGAGTTCACACTTGCAAAGGCGGAAGTCGGAGTTCGGCCTGCGACAACTCTTGGCATCGCCACACACGACATCGCGAACGGAGCTTTCGGAAAAATAACTTGGTTTGGCAACGTCAACGAGCTTGACACGACGGGAGCACTTTACGGCGAAACTGGCTGGACAAACAACATGCTCGTATTCCTTTCAACGAACACAGCCGGATACCTTACGAAAAACGAGCCACAAGCCCCGCAACCGCGTATATGCATCGGCGCGGTAATCAACCGCCACGCGAACGTCGGGACCATCCTTGTGCGCCCGACATGGGGCATCCGTATCACAGAGGCCGATGATGTCGACGGAACGCCTCTGACAGCAAGTGGACAAATCATGGTTTGGGATCAGTCACGCGGCGTTTTCGACTTCACTGACAACGTTGGGAACTATGCGACAACCGGGGCGTTGACTTCCGCGATTGCGGCGATACCTTTTCCGACAACCATTAATGACAGCCAATCAGCCAGTTATTTCCAGACGCTAGAAAACGGCACATCCACGGTTTGGGAGATTACCGGCCCGTTCACCAATTTCAACGTAACGTTATCCGATACTTTTGAGGAAACGTACGCGAACACAAGGCCATATTGGACTAACAATGTTTGGCCGTTCTTGGACGGTTATTGGTCTGGAAACACTTACGGGCCTACGTTCATATTGGCTTTTGATGATGGTTCGTTTTCGTCCCAGTGGGCTAACGGTTCTTTTACTGGATTTCCGGTTTTACTCGAACCTTCTTTCGGAGCGGCAGGAACGGCGATAATTTCTCAAACTGTTTACTACGCCACCAATGTCTACTCGCAAGGCGCGACCGTATCGACCGTTCAAACGTTGTCGGCAGACATCGCCACCCAAAGCAATAGAATAGATAACGTCAACTCGAACCTGAACGCCTGTTATCTTTCGATATCGAACCAGCTTGTCTTGCTTCCGGCATCGTTGCGACCGCGTGCGTCAACAGTCTATGGAGACTTCGCCACGACCAACACGCTTGGATATGCGGCGTTTTTGGCGACGAATCCTCCTTATTCAGAAGTGCTTTCCGGCGGCGTTACGAACGGACAGCGCATGGCTAGATTCAGGTACGCGCCGTCTGACAGTATCGAATCTTCCGTTTCTTTCAGCGGATGGGCCGCGAGCGGTTCCACTCCCGCAACCAACTTGCTTTCCTTGTTCGCCGTGATTTCTGTTTTTGATGCGAACGGCGCAAGCGTGGCCTCGGCATCCGGTGCCGTGAAAATGGTCGGAGCGCAACTGGCCAACGCATCCAACTTTACCGCTTCTGTAAGTTTCTCTGGCATCGTTTCGAACGCTTCTGTTGTGGTGGATGTGTTTAGCGCGACCAACACGACGAGGGCTTGCGCCGTCGTTTCAGGCGCGACCACTCCCGCCGCTCTGACGGTTAATCTCAACCCTCTTCGCTATCTGTCGTTGTTGCACACAGATGTTTCGGCGACACCAGATCCTCACGACATGTACATCAAGACAAACGACACGGACGCGATCAACCTCACCGGAGCTGCATATGTTCGCGTTCCGAATCCGGCTTCCGGCATGGACGCGGCCACGGCGGACTTTGTGCGCTCCCTGATCGCGGTCGGAAATCCGTACTACTCGACAACTAACATTGCGCACGTCGCCTACGACCCGACCAACGCGGCGTTTTTCTCTTCGCTCACGATCCCGCCGACATCCGCCGCGACGTTCAACGTTCCTTCTAACAACGCCTACGTGCTTTCTATGACAAGCCCTATGCGGTTTACCGGAACGCTTCGCGGACCTATGACGCTGGAACTTCATACCTATCTGCCGACTGGTCTTCCGGTGGCGAATTATAACATGTCAATAGAACCGGAGTTGTATTACACGCCGGACACAAACTCGCCTTCGCTGACACTGGGCGACTGGGCCGCATCGAGATCGCAGGCACTCGTTCCCGGCACGACCAACGTTAACACGTTCACCATTCCTTTTGATGACAGGGAGGTCACGAACGCATGGGTTGTCGTGCGGCTCAAAACAACGTCGAAGGGTAGCGCGGCCAACTCGATCACCCTTTTGAGCGGCACGGAACAAGCGTCGTTCGCCCTCTTCCGAACGGTCAACACAGAATCGCTTTCTACACGCGGGGCGACCAACATAACTTTCGCGGCGGGTTGCTCTGTGCCCACGAACGCGGTCTTTAACGATGTGACGCGCACATTCACTTTCAGCGGCTACACGTTGCCATTGCCGGGCAACACTGAATTGACGCTGGATGGAACAAACCTGACGGTGACAGGCGCGACGTACGCCTATCGCGCCACGGTAACGAACGCGTATAGGCTCAATATATCTGACTATGCTCCGGCGTTCCATTACGGGCTTACGATCATCGGCACGAACGCTGTGACGTTCGCCGACAACCTTCTGTTGCGAGGAACGGCGACCGTCACAGGTACAAACTGTGTCGCGTTCCAGCCGTGGACAAATGGAACATGGGAAGTCCTGTGGGGTGGCAAATGAAGCGTTCAATCATCGTAGCGGCGATGCTGATGGTGTTCGCGGCGCGGGCTCAGGATGCAGTGCCTTGGTGGGGAGCGTTGGCGGCTGACGGCAAGCCGGATGTGCTAACCGGGCTTGTCGCCTGGTGGAAGCTTGACGGCAATGCTCTGGATAGCGTCGGGTCTGCGAACGGAACGGTATATAACGCAGTTTCCGCGTCCGGTAAAGTCGGCGGTGGGTATTATTTCAACGGTACGAATGCATACATTGACGTTGGCGGCATGCTTACGCGCTCTAACTTCACCGTTTCGGCGTGGGCAAAATTGGATGCGTTTGAGGAAACACTTGAGTATTATAACGGAATATTCGGGGATGCGGACGCGGGACAATGGGGTTTCGGATTGCGGGCGAGAAACGACGATCATAAGATGCAGATTGAATTCGTTGACGGAACCATGGCCTACCATGTTGCGACCGACCCAACTCCGGTAAGTTTCGATACTTGGACGCATTGGGTCGCTGTGCGAAACGACGCGCAAGCTTGCTTATATCGTGACGGCATTCTTGTCGCAGAGATTTACACTGTTATCGCTAGCGGTCCTTTGCGCGGTGCTACGACTATTCAAACAATTGGTAGTGCCGTGACGACAGCGAATTACTGGAAAGGCACGATAGATGAGGTGAGGGTTTACAATCGCGCTCTGTCCGGCGATGAGATTTTAATTATTAACAACCGGGACAAATAAGGAGTAATCGCAATGAGCGAAGAGCAAAAAAAAGAGATTCAAAAAGGAGTTGTTAGGGTCTTCCTTATGTTTGTTGTCCTGTCTATCTATTCTATGGGGATAGCGTATGCGGTTGAAATGCCGGACGCTGTAGACGCGGCTGAGAGAGTAGACAGGATGGGTGCTGTTGGCGTGCTGGCGTTCGGGTTTATCCTGTCTCTGGCAACAACAGGATATCTTGTAAGATGCCTGTTTGGAAAGCTTATGCAGGTAATCGACAATTGCACGAAAACGCTTTCAGAGACGAACCAGACCATGCAACAAGTCAACACGGCAATTCAGCATTGCCGCGAAAAGTAAAAGGAGAAATATGAAGGTAGTAGTTTTCACAGATTGCACGACATGCGCTTATTGCAAGAAGATTAAGCCTGTTCTGTCGGCTGGCTCTGCTTTTCGCGCTTATCTTGGTTCGGTTGGCATCGGCTTTGATTGGGGTGATAGGTCACAAGACCCAGCTCACTATGCTGGCTTGAAGCGTCAATACGGTTTCAGCGGTTCGTATCCGGCAGTTTACGTAATTGGCGACAATGGGAAGACGGTTGCGCGTTTCGTTGCAAGAAACTACACGGCGCAAAAACTGATTACGAAGATCGGCTCTTATTGCGCGTCGTGCAACACTGGAAACGCTACGGCATCGAAAACCAAGACTTGCCCTACATGCAAAGGTAGCGGCGTTGTAGCGGTGGCTCTTGCGTTAATGCTGTCGATTGCGGTTGGGTGCGTATCGACTTTTGGAAACTACAAGGCCGCGACTAAACTAGACGAAAGCCCGTCTTTCAAGTTCTACCGTTTCGCCGTTTTGTATCCGTTCGCAATCGAAGACGTTGAATTTCCGAATGGAGTAAAGATTGGAAGGTGGAGTTCAACAGGAGGTGCCGCAGAGCTTGTTCCGCTGGTTGACGCAACAGGTAAGTTGGTTGGATATGTCGCGGCTGGTGCTGTGAAGGGGGCCGTTAAATGAGCAACGAAACATGCGCTTGTGACAAATGCAACGCGGTAGAGCGGTGGCCGCAGATGCCAGCATTGCGCCCGCTGTCGTATCCTGTCGGACTGTGGCGCGTAGACTGTCATTGGGTATCTCCATCCTTTGACGGTTGCGCGGTTCGTATCAATCGCGGATTTCTGACGGACGGCGCGAGCATACCGCGTGTTGCATGGCGCATCATCGGGCATCCGTTTATTAGCGACCTGCTACCGTTCGCGCTAGGGCATGATGCGTTGTATTCCGCTGAGCTTTTAACGCGCTCTGAGTGTGACGCTTGGTTTCTGGAAACAATGAAGCTTGGTGGGATAGGTTGGATAAAGCGCAATGCGATATGGTCGGCTGTTCGGACGTTCGGCGCGTTCGTCTGGAAATCGCACACACCGCATAGCATTGAATCGGCCCGCAAGCTCTGTTTCATTGAACGATCATAATCACCGCAACCCACACAAACCAATAACATATATGCCTGTCGCGTGCCACTCCTCACGCGGCGGGCTTTTTTATGTGTACTAAACACGCAGATAAAATACACAAAAAAAGATGCTCTACGCAGTTGACTACACATGCGAGCCGTGTTATATTGTTCTCATTCAGGCGGGCAATAGGGCACGCGAGAACGAAACGAAAGATGGCGAAAGATGAAACAAACTCACAGAATGAATCATCACTGGAACTCGATCACCCTGTGTGACGGATGGGGTGATTTGACCGACGAGCAGATTGACCTGTTGACGGGTGAGGTGGTCGGCCGGTTCGAATCAGAAACCGGGTTTACGTGGGTGCCGCAGACATCTGAGATTATCGCTGACGCGGACGCCGAGGTTGATGTTGATGAGCTAAACGAGAAACGTCTGGAGATTGTCGAGGCTATCTTTAACGATCAGGACAACCTACTGGCAGCCGCGAAACTGTAATGTCGCGAACGACCCGCGCCCGCGCGTATTCGCGGGCAGAACGGAGATTTAAATGAAACAGGTAATCACACACGGAATCTTGGCACACCGCACACAGGCAAGCGCAGATCAGGAAGTAAACACCTGATAAAAAATGGCGTGAAAGCGTCAATCGTCTTTCACAAAGAGAACGGCGGATATTTCACGGTTGAAAAGTAACAACTCTAAACTCCAACTAGTATTAGCTGACAGAACGGAGCTAGAATGAAATCGAGTTCATTTTACAGCAGAAAAGCGAGTGCTCTAAGAGAGCTTGGAAGGTGGTCTTGCGCAGACGAAATGGCCAAGCTTGCAAAAAAGGCTAGGCACATTGAAAAAACTCGTAAACAGAATGGAGATAAATGAGCAAAATCATGTTCAAGGGCCGCGAGGTTGTCAAGGTGAAGACGGATAAAAAGTTCCTTGAAAAGTGCGCTGATTGCGTTGGAAAAGAGTGGTTCACAGATGACTGTATATTGCTTCCTGCATGCGGATTAATAGGCGGTAATATCGTCTACCAGTATGAACACCCTGTCAATCGCAAGGTGTCCAAGCGCAAGGTGGCTAGGTGCTGGATTTTAATGCACGGTGTAAATTTTTTCTGTTTTGAGACGCATATAAACAAGGTTTCTTGTTGCAAAGTTTACCACAGTGGTAAATCCGCAATCCGTGGCGCACGTCGTTTCTGTGCGGCTATCGGTTACGAGTGCGAAATCGTGAAAGGAGACAAATGAGCTTACGAGATTACCTAGTGCCTAGTGATAGTTTTAAATGGGATGAAAAAGACGTGTTTTACTTTCCCTGTTGTGTATGCATTTACAAGACAAAAAAACAAACAGATGAACCTTGTAGGACGTGCGATCATAATTTATGCGCGGAAAGTGAGTTGAAATGAAGATCGAAACAATGCAGGAACTTGACATAGCTAACACGCTAATGCAAAGTGCGGTGCGGCTGGCTCAGGTTTCAGAGGATCCAGAAACAAAGTCACAGTGTACTCGTTGCGCGTCAATCGCAATCGAGGCTATGAGTGCCTATCTTGGAGGTGCCAAAGAATGACCTACTCAGTAACAGCACGTCGCGAGAAGTCGCGCTTTGAATGCAAAGGCATAAGTTTAGAAGAAGCTGAATATCAAAAGCGGCTTCTTGATCGCAACGGATGGGTTGCGATTATTGTACGCAACGAGGAAACGCCAAAGAACGCGGATACGAACGCTTCTGATGCGTCCGGCGTTATGGACGGCATAGACGAGCACAAGCAGACGCGCAACGCAAAAAAGAGCACTATGGCTTTTATTTTAGACTATGCAATATTCGTGTCTGTTCTGTGCATTTTCGGAATGTTGTTGTATAAAGCATCTTGCGCTTTTCCAGCTATCATGGTTTTGTTAAAGGCTTGTGGCTGGCTTCTGTTCGCGTTCGGTCTGGTAGTTGTAACTGTAAAGTTTGCGAAGGGGTTTAGGAAATGAGTGAAGAAGAAACAAAAACGTGTCCAATATGCGGTTTAAAAAACGACGCATGGAAGTTATTTTGCTGGTTTTGCGGTCACTATTTTTATTGAAAGGATTTACAAAATGAGCTTGGAAAACAAGACCTTCGCGGCATTTATCAAACAGGCGGCATCGTACAACATGCGACAAGCCTCTTCTGTTGCGCTATACATTGAAAAGCGCACGGACTCAAAGCACGACATTCAGAAGCGCATAGACACCGCCCACGCTTCTGGAAAGATCGACGCAGGATACAAGCAGATTTTGACGGACTATTTAGATGCGTGCTTTAAAGCATGGCTGAAAAGCGGAAAGATGGTCGATCACCGCGAGCCGTCTGATTGGGAATCGTTGGGCGATGGTAAGTTTATGCGGAAGGTGCATAAGGATTCAGATCAATATGTTGCGAGATCTGGATTTGCTCCTCGCATTAGTTTGGTTGACAAGGCTAGGAGGTTTTAAGATGGAAAAGATTATTGCTCATTTGATATCTGAAGGTTGGAAAGAGTATCAAGACCAATTCAGGAGGTATGCACGTTGTTTTTACAAGCGATTTGACACGCCTACGCGGTGCGCGTGTAATGATGACAAATCCGGTATTCAGATTGTATGCTATGTTTATGGACGCGTATCATACGAGCTAGAATTGTTCGGCGAGTTAAGGGATGGAACTTGGACTAAGGTTTACCAATACGGAATGCCGGAAGATATCACGCAAGGGCTTTCTTTAATTCCGCGAATGCTGTCTACATGGGAGCACATGGCAAACGCTGAAACAACGTTTAATAGAAAGGATTATTGATATGAGCGAACAACCCAAGCGCGTAAAGGCGTTCAAAGAAGACTGGATTAAGCGGGCTGTGCTTGCTGAAATGGAAGCGCATAACTTGCGGATTGAAGTCTCTAAGCTTTAAAAGCAACTCGAATCAATTACGGTATGGAAGATAATCAAGCGGAAGGTGTTCGGCAAATGAAAAAGTTCAACCCGAGCCAACTTGCGGCCAAGAGATGGAAAGGACACAAGAAAGAGCCGACACAGGCGCGACGGCTCAGGCTTACAACGATTGCGCGAATCAAGGCACGCGCAGAGAAGCATGGAGTAACTTTCGATCAGGCGGTTAACGGATTATTGGAGGATGAGAAATGAGCGAGCAAAAACCTGATATGAGCAATGTCGTTGTCGGGACTATGGTTCGCCACAGAAATGGAGATGTGGCGGATGTTACACACGTTTTAGAAGGCTCTGTTCTTCCAATTCGTACCGGACTTGGTTTTTGGCACAAGGATAACGGTGTATGCGCTGGAATAGAAGATCAATACCGCCAGTACGACATCATCAAGATTATTTCGCATCCACCCGCGAACAAAGAGGCGAATGACACGGTTGCCGTTGAAAAGGTTCCTTGCGATGAGAAAGCCTCTCTGCGAGACCTATTCGCGATGTCGGCTTTGACTGGTTTGATATCAGCAGGTGCAGGGTTAGACGATGCCGCGCGCTGGTCTTATACAACCGCAGACGCTATGTTGGAAGCGAGGTCAAAATGAGCGACAACCGAAAAGAAATGTTCGACCTAGCTTGCGAACGTGTTGCCTTGTTTGTTCTCATCGTTTTCGCGCTCGGTCTGGCTTATCAATGTGCGTTTTGCCTGTTGCGGCACTAGGAGAGATATGAACACAGTAAAATACAACATGCCATTTGAAGAATACTCGCTTGTTGAAGCTATCAACGCGAGTTCGCTAAAAGCCGGACGCTTGTCTATGAAGCACATGCGCCACGCGATGACAAAGGGCTACAAAGAAACGACTCCAGCAATGCAATTCGGAAAGCTTGCGCACGCGGCCATATTGGAACCTCTTACACTCATGCGTGATTGCGTTGTTTGGGACGGTGGCGCAAAACGAGGCTCCGAGTGGACTAAGTTTCAAAACGAAAACGAGTGCAAAGAGATCGTGACGGCTAACGATCTTTCGCGGTTGCAAATGCTTGTTGCTTCCGTCCAGTCTAACGCCGATGCACGCGACTTGCTTTCAAACTCTAAGCATGAGGTTTCATGCTTCTTTAATGATTCTGTTTACGGAGCGGCCAAGGCTCGGCTCGACGGTGTTTGTGATGCTGGCGTAATCGAGGTCAAGACTTGCAACAATCTAGACGAACGGTCTATCGGGAATCAGTTTGTTTCGATGGGTTATGATTTGCAGGTAGGCTGGTATCATCATGCCGCTGATGTGTGTGAATTGTGCAAGCGCAAAACCGTTTACATGGTCTATGTAGAAAGCAATGAGCCTTTTGACTGCGTTGTGTTTACAGTACCTAAACGCACGATCACGAAAGGCTATCAGACGGCTTGCGAGTTGGCTGCACGTTATCGCGAGTGCGAGGCCGCGAACAACTATCCCGGCACGCAGGATATAGGCATTCGTGATTTGGCTATGCCCGCATACTACGAAGGCGACGTAGAACTTGATGATGTTATGCCGATGTGAAAGGACAAAACGAAATGAACGAAGACAACCTAAGCGATACAATCGCGCCAAAATCAGATCAATTAAACGCAGACGATTTGCTTACCGGCCCAATCACGGTAACAATCGAAAGGGTCACGCGCAACGAAAGCAAAGAACAGCCGATATCGTTGCACATCGGCAACGGGCGGCAACCTTACAAGCCTTGCAAGTCAATGCGCCGTGTTCTTATCGCGGCATTGGGTGAAAAAGGCTCTGCTTGGGTCGGCAAAAGTCTTACACTATACGCAGACACAACCGTTGTGTTTGGCGGCGCGAAAGTTGGCGGTATCCGTATCAGCCACGTATCCGGCATCAACGAACCGTTGCGCCTTTTGCTTACGGCAACACGTAGCAAGCGGGCTGAGTATGTTGTTAATCCGCTTGTTGTTTTGAAGCCGCAATCCGAATCGATAACCGGCACGATTGAAGACGTGATTGTGTTGCAATCGAAGCCGGACGCTGAAAAGGCATGGACAAAGTGGGGCATCAAGATCAACTGCGAAACGTACGGAACTTTCGACAAGACGCTTGGAGAGGCCGCACTTGCGCTTGTAAAATCGGTTGCGGTTGTTGAATGGAAAGCTGACGGAAAGCACAAGACGGCGTTGAAGGTTGCGCCGGTGGAGTAACACAGAAAGTGAGTTTTAGGAATGAGTGGAGCGAATGACGATAGCCTCCAGCGCATTGTTGGGCCGGACGTTTCGCCCACCGATGACGCTGGACGGTGGGAGCGCAGCAAGTCCCCGTGGCACGCTGACGCCTTCCAGCCATATTTCAAGGACCGCGCACCGGAGCAGTGCGACCGCAAGACCGGGTGGCTCGAAATCGACTGGTGCGGCAACGCTATCGGGTGGGTGCCCGACGGCACTGTGATAAGGCCGAACACCGGCAATGAGGCGCGGTAGTCCGTCGCCTAGGGCGATTTGTTAGGCGTTTTTAGTTGGAGGTTGAAATGATCGACTACACAAAACAGACTCCTGAAACCGACTTCTTCATGAACCGGATTAACGGAGACGAAATAGACCTTGAAATGGTACGCGCTGCGATGCATGACATGGAGGTTGAACGCGACTATGCACGGGCGCAGTCGGCCGCATGGCGTCGCTTGGCGCACGATGCGGCAACTGTTCTTTCCGCACATGCGGTTGGCCACGCCACACAACGTGTAATCGAAGAGGCCGAAGACGCTGAATCCGTCTTCGCCTAACACGGGAGCCCAGCCACGGTAGTCCGTTGGCTGTGGCGATTGGTTAGAGCATTTTTTTGAAAGGAGATGATGAAATGATCAAGTGGACAATGACAAGAAATGGACAAAGCAAGTCTCTCAAAGACGTTCCGTATACGGCACAGATTGAGAGTGTGAATGGGCGCGTATGCGTAGGCATGTGCGAGAACTGTTCAAAGCCTATCTTAGAAGGCCATAAACACCATCACGATACAGAGGGCATTATGTGGCATGCTCGGTGTCGCTCTAACACGTGAGGCCAGCCACGTATCACGTTGGCTGCGCCGATTTGTTCGATGAAAATTGGAGGTTGAAATGCTGGAACAATGGAAGAAACTTGACAGAGAATTACAGTGCCAGAAAACACTGATGGCTGCATGCCTGCGGTGCTTGGTGGGCAAAAAGATGATTTACCGCAAGGGCAATATGTGCGTAGCCAAACCGTGCATTGTGATTGATGTGTGGCAGGGCGGAGACGCTGTTCGGATCATGACGGAGCGCGG